TGGTTGAACACCCCGGCTGTTTTTCACAAAAGCCCCCCCCGTTTTCGCCCTAAATACAATGCCCAGCCAAACCGACATCGCCGACGCGCTCGGGCTGACCCGCCAACGCGTCTCGGCCCTGGTCAAGAACGGTATGCCGACCGAGTCAGTCGCCGCGGCGATTGCATGGCGTCAGGCTCAAGTCGACGGACGTACCCGGCGCATGGCTGGAGTCACCATCGCTGCGCTGAACCAGCATAGCCTCGACGACATCATTAACCAGCAGGGCAACCTCGTAGCGTCAGCTCGTATCGCCTACCGAAATGCCATCGAGTCCGGCGATCAGGCTCAGGGCAAACTTCAGACCGCGTATAATCAAGCTCTGAAGACGCTAATCTCCCTCGAGGAAGAACAAAAGAAACGTGCCCTGGCTAACGGTGAATACATCTCGAAGGCTGAGGCCGCCACCGCCACGAAGACTCTGATCGGCGAAATCCTTGCCGCCCTCGACGACTTGCCGACGGACGTTGCCGAGCGGTGTAACAAGGCGAACCCTGCTCAGGCCATCAAGCCGTTGCAGGACTGGGTCCGTAAGACGCGAGAAGACATCTCACTCAATGACCCCTTCCCCGAAGACGCTTGAATTAATCCGCTTGGGGCGTGAGGCCATCAAGCCGACGACGAGCGGAGACCCGGTGGAGTGGCTTGAGCGCAACGTCGCCGAGATACCCGACTCACACCTTAAGGGTCCGTTTCGTAACGAGCGGATGCCTTGGGTCGGTGACGCGGTGCGCTACATCGTCGACCCCGAGGTGCGGCAGGTTCTACTCCCCTGGGCAATCCAAGCCGGCAAGTCGGCAGCCCTTCGCCTAGCGACTGCTTACTTCATCGCCAATGACCCGGGCAATATGCTCCTCCTGCAAATGAACCAGGACGAGGCCGACGACTTCTTTCTTCGCCAATGCCGTCCGCTATTCGATGCCATCCCCGAGGTCGTTAAGTGCAAGAAGCCCGAAGATATGCCGCGGTCTTCGGTCGGCGACTATCAGCGGATGGTCATCTATTGTCGGTCAGCCCACACGAAGACGAGCCTCCAACGCATCACGACCAAGTACGTCTTCGGTGACGAGTGTTGGCGCTGGCCCAAGGGTCACATGGAGGAAGCGATGGGACGAACGACGCAGTTCGCTTGGAACTCTAAGCACGTCTTCGCCAGTCAAGGCGGTACGCCCACGGACGACTTCCACCAACTGCTTGAGCAGCCGACGACCAACATTCACGACTGGTCCTTTACCTGTACCAAGTGCAACACTCTCCAGCCGTACGACTGGGCGTTTGTGCGCTTCCCCGAGGACGCAAAGGACGGTGACGAATGGGACGTGGCGAAGGTCCGAAACGGCACGACCTACGAGTGCCGGTCCTGCAACACCCGCCACACGGACAGCCGCGAGACCCGCTTCGAGCTAAACCTTGGGGGCAAGTTCTTTCCGCGTGAGCCGGGCAAACCGATTGAGCGAGTCGGCCTGCACCTCAACGCCCTGGCGATGATGTCTTGGGGCGAGTTAGGTCGGATGATGCTAGAAGCGAAGCGGGCGTCGGTGATCTACGGCGACGAGGAACCCCGCCGCATCTTTAAGCAAAAGCGACTAGCCTTAGCCTACTCCGAAGACGGGGGCTCGATGGTAACGGCGGTCAACGCGTCGGACTACGCCCTTGCCGACGACTGGGCAGAGGAAGCGGTCATAACGCCCAAGGCTCAAATCGCTACCCGCGAGAACGCCCCCGAGGGGTCCATCCCTTTGCGGACCTTGGGCATCGACGTTCAGCGAGGACACTTCTGGGCGGTCGTGCGCCGTTGGAGTCGTACGGGCTCAAGCCGTCTGATGGCCTTTGAGAAGATTGAAACGTGGTCAGGCCTCGACGACCTAGCCAAAAAGCACGGCGTCCATAAAGCCCTGGTCATGGTGGACTCCGGCGATAATACCCAAACCGTCTACGCCGAGTGCTGCCGTCGAGGTTGGAAGGCTACCAAGGGGTCGGGCTCCGAGGACTTTGCGGTAACCTCGGCAAACGGACAGACGACCCGCCGCTTCTACTCGGACCCTCAAGCCATCATCGTACCAGGTCAACCGACCCGCGTCTCCCTCATCGTCTTCTCGGCTATGGCGGCTAAGGACCTCCTGCACGGCCTCCGAGTTCGCCGGCTACACACCTACCCCCGTGATGCGGTCGAGGACTACGCCAAGCAACTCAACTCCGAAGTCCGCGTGAAGGACAAGCGCACGGGCCGCCCCATGTGGATTTTACCCCAAGGCGTCCAAGACAATCACGCCCTCGACTGCGAAATCCTTGCCATGCTGGTCGCTGTCCGCTGGGGCGTTGTCGGTCGGGAGGCTACGACCACGGAAGCCGAAGCACCTAACGCTTGACCCTATGGCCTTACCTCTCATCTTTGAACCAAGCGAGTCGGGGGTTTGTGGGGACCTACAATGGCTTGGAGGTTCGGATCGTTGGCCCTCGGCTCGCCCCCTTTCCTTCCAACTGTCGCAAGTTTAACATGGCTTCCTCTGGCATTTTTATCGGGCTCACGGAGTGCGAACTCCTGGCAATCCGCACAAAGGCGGTCGAGGCCATTACCGAAGGCAAGAACCTTATGAGCTACTCGGACAGCGGCTCGTCCGCGTCTAAGTCCTGGGCCATGCAGCCGAAGGAGATGCTTGCCGAGGCTCAGTACGCGCTGGGCATCCTCGACCCCCAGCAGTACCCGGGCTCGGTCCGCATGACGGTTGGTCGGACGAATTGGAACAACCCAATCCGTAACTAATTTATGGCAGTCAAAAAGCGTCTACCCATCAAGGCCCGCAAGGGAACCCCCAAGCCCGAAGCCTCCGCTGGTGGCTGGCAAAGCACGGGGCTGACTCGCCTTCGTCTTGGGCAGTACGGCGCACAGCCGCGTGACCTCCGTCGCGACCTGTCCCCGTTCGACCGCTTGTCGATGGTCCGCAAGTGTCGCTGGGCTGAAAGAAATAGCGGGCTTTTTAATCAAATCTTAAACGACCTGACGCTTTATACAGTAGGGGACGGTATCAAGCACCAGTCCCACGCATCGACGCCCGAGGCCCGCGAAGCGTATAACGACTACTTCTCCGAGTGGGCTAAGAAGTGCGATATCACCGGACGCTTCTCGTTTAACCAAGTCCAGAACATCCTCCTCCGCGGTATGCTCCGTGACGGTGACTCTTTTGCAGTCAAGACCCGCAACGGTTTCGACGTGCCTAAACTCCAACTGATGGAAAGCCACAGAGTCGGCGACCCTTTGTCCCCTGACGTATGCCCGCCGGGTATGCACGACGGCGTTCAGTTCGGACCCTACGGCGAACTAGCGGGCTTCTCAATTTACCGCTCTGACGGCTCTGCCCGCTACGTTATCTCCAACGCGGTGATGCACGTCGTCGACCAGGAGTGGGCCAGCGGTGCCCGTGGAGTCCCCATCCTCCAGAGCGCCGTCAACTCGGTGCAGGACGATATGGACGTTCGTCAGCTGGAGATCCTCGCGATGAAGGACCACGGCGACGTGACCCGCGTCCTCAAAAAGACCGGGGGCTTTATGCCGACGGACATGGGTGCGGAACTCGGTCAGTCTACGCCTCTCACGCAGGGCCAGCAGTACGCGTCGATGGGCGGTAAAATCCTTGCACTTGAACCCGGCGAAGACCTCCAGCTGCTTGCCTCTAACCGTGGCTCTCAGGCCATCGGCTTCCTGCAGGAACTTGAGCGCGACATCGTCCGCGTCCTGCCCTACGAGTTTGTCTCCGACCCTTCCAAGATTGGCGGCGCCTCGGTCCGGCTGGTAACCGCTAAGGCCGGGCGAGTCTTTGGCAAGTACCAGTCCGTAATCATCACGACCTTGTGTCACCCTTCTTGGGGTTACGTCATCGGTCAGGCCATCGCCAACGGCGAACTCCCTGACGACCCGTCTTGGACCGAAGTCTCCTGGACTACCCCTAAGAGCGTGACGGTCGACGGAGGCCGCGACTCTGCTAACGACCGCGAAGACCTCCGCATCGGGCTCTTGTCCTTTGCAGAAATCTACAATCAGCGCGGCATGAACTTCGAGGAGGAGGCCGAAATCAAGGCCCAGAACGTCCGCTATCTCTTGGACCTCTCCAAGACCTACGGCGTCCCCTTCGAGACCCTGTCTAATCTGCTAATCAACACGGCACCCGGCACGGTTGAACAAACCTCCTCAACCCCTCAGCCCGACGCTGAGACCGAGACCTCTTCCTAAAATGCGTTTCTTACTCAACGGCCTTAACGGTCGCGAAGCCCTCCTCATCGACCCTGCCAAGGCTAACGATCACCGCGTCCTTGCGGAGAAGTTCGGCTTTACGGATATGCTGGCCCAGCTCTTTGGGGAAGTCCCCAAGGCCTACATCGCCGAGGACGGCACGGGCGTCATCCCGATTGCCGGCGTGATTGGCAAGGGCCTTAGCCCCCTTGAGAAGATGACCGGGGCGGTGGACGTCTCTGATATCTCCGAGACCATCGACGACTATGCGATGAACCCGCAAGTGACCCGCATCGCCTTTCAAGTCTCATCCCCTGGCGGTACTGTCACGGGCGTTGAGGAACTCGCCAACAAGGTCCGCAATATCGCCAAGCCGACGATGTCCTACTCGGATACCGAGATGGCAAGCGCCGCCTATTGGATTGCCGCCGCAGCTGATAAAGTCGTCGCGTCCCCCTCCTCGACCATCGGCTCGGTCGGAGTCTATATGGTCGTCGCCGACTACTCGGAAGCCGCCAAAGCCGAAGGCATCAAGATGATCGTCATCAAGTCTGGTCGGTTAAAGGCCATCGGCGTACCTGGCGTCGAAGTTACCGACGACCAACAGGCCTATCTTCAAGAAGGCGTCGACGAAATCCACGGCGACTTCAAGGCCGCGGTCCTCAAGACCCGCAAACTCGTCAAGGCCGAGGACATGGAAGGCCAAGTGTTCTCTGGCAAGCAAGCCGCCCAGCGCAACCTCGTCACGGGTCTCGCGGACTCCTTTAACGAAGCCGTCGAGATGTGGGCCGAGAACAGCATCGCCCCTGCCCCTGCCGTCCCTGCTAAGAAGAAGTAATGGCAATAGACGTCCCAGACTACGTTAGCGCTGCCGCGGCCCGTGGCCTTGAGTGGCACAAAGACGGCAAGTCAGGCGACGGCGTGACCGACCAGACGCTCGACGAGGCCCGCGACATGGCCCGCGGAACAGTCTCCGAAGACAAGGTTCGGCGCATGGGCCCTTGGTTTAGCCGGCATCGTCCCGACATGGACGCTCCTAAGAACGACCCAGACTCCGAGGACTTCCCTGGGGCGGGTGCCGTAGCCTGGGCCTTATGGGGTGGCCCTACTTCGGGCGACATCATGCGGACGGCTGACTGGGCTGAAGCCAAGGTTAAACAACTGGATAACGAGTCCGCAGTTTCCACTATTCGCAATAGCAAGATGACTATCGAAGACCAACTCTCGACCGCCGACCTTCTCGCCCAGGCCTTAACCGCCGAGCGCGACGACCTCCGCGCCACCGTTGAGAAATTGACCGTGGGCGCCGTGGACGAACTCTCTTCCATCAAGGCCGACCTCGTCACGAAGGAAGCCTCCCTTGCCTCTCTCGGCGTCTCGCTTGAAAAGGCTACCGCTGAACGCGACGCCTTCGCCGCCAAGATCGCGGAACTCGAAACCACCAAGGTCACGGCCTCCAAGGAAGCCGCCAAGATTGCCGCCTCCGTAGGCGTCGAACCGACCGCCATCATCCCGGGCTCCGACAACGTCGCCGCCAAGGTGGACGCTCTTGCTACTTTCAATGCCCTGACTGACCCAGTTGCCAAAGCCGACTTCTTCGCGAAGAACGCTCAGGCCATCTACGCGTCAATCAAGGTCTAATTTTCTCTCACCCTATCTCCTAATACACTATGTCTAATTCAATCGCATCTGCTCCGGCAGTTCTCGCCCTGGGCGTCATCAAGGCCCTCGCTAACAAGTTGCCTGTCCTCTCGGGCTTCTCCACCGTCTTCACCTCGTCCGTCGCTGGCGCCGGCAAGACCATTCAGGTTCCCCTGATTGGCACGTCGACCGCTACTGAGTTTGGTGCCTCTGGCTACCTCACCGGCGATGACGCTACCGTCACCTCCTCGAGCGTCACGCTCAAGCACTTCAAGGTTTCCAGCCGCTTCTCCCCTCTCGACATTCGCGAGTACGGCGTCGGCTTCTTCGCCAACAACTTCGTCGAGACGGCTGCTATCGCCCTCTCGCAGGTTTGCATGGACGAAATCAACGACCTGATCACGAACGCTAACTACAGCTCGAACACCGTCACTGGTGCCGACCTCGACTACGCTGACGTTGTCGCCGCCCAGAAGACCCTCGACGACGCCAAGGCTCCAGACAAGCGCGCTCTCGTCCTTAACAACACCTACCTCAGCGACCTCCGCTCTGATGCGACCATCATCGCCGCCTTCCAGCTCGGTGCCAACGTCATCTCGACTGGCTCCCTCGGTACGATTGCCGGCGCTCAGGTCTACCAGTTCAGCAACCTTGCTGCCAACAGTGAGTCCCTCGCGGGCTTCCTCTGCGGTGCCGACGCTATCGCTGTTGCGACCGCTCTGCCCTTTAACGAAATCCCTGGTGCTGATGTCTCTCAGGCCAGCGACCCAGCAACGGGTCTCTCGGTTCAGGTCATGATCATCCAGGAGCAGAGCGGCTTCTTCAACGTTACCGCCACGCTTCTCTTCGGTTGCGCCGTCGGTCGCGCCACGAGCCTCCGCCGCCTGAAGACCGCGTAAGCGACGCGGCTCAAGCCGCTTAAACGAGACCCCCTTGGCTCACCCCTTGGGGGTCTTTTGTTTTAGGCTATTGCCAACCCTCGCAAGGTTATGAGTCTTTACTCTGATTTCTTGGTCGACGCTAAGGAGATGATTTCCGACTTCGGCGTGGCTGGCTCTGCCAACTCTGGGGCCATTACCTTCCAATGCCTCATCTCTGACCCGGCTGTGACGACCGTCCTCGAGGCAGGGGGTTACTGTGAACGGACCCAGTATACGGTAAGGATGCCCGCTGTAACGGCCTCCTGGACCCTCCCAGACGGGTCTAATGGGTCATCGGCGGCCCTACTCTCGGCTGGTGTCCCCATCGCCTCCCTTGCCCAGGGGAAGAAGATTGTAGCCGGCGGGAAGACGGTCCGCATCACGACCCAGAC